CGATTATGTTTACTAGATATTGTTGCCAACATCTTAACCGCAGTCTTTCCATTATCCATCTCTATTACCTGAGGGTCAGTAGCCATGCCGATTAAATCCTCGGGGGTTCGTTGATGGTCAACATAAATAGGTAGCTCTGTAAAAGAGTCTACCGCTTTTGTTAATATACTAGGTTCAATATGAACCTTTCGGTCAATTCCGTCTTCCTCATATTCATGAGGTCCGGATGTAATGGCTATAACGGGGAAAGTCACGGTAGATTCCCCATCATCAGCCTTGTTAAGCGTAAAATCAGAACCTTCTTGAATTTGTAATCCAAAAGACCTTCGTTTAGGTTCTGCCGATGTAGTCCTACCAAACTCCCGCTCTACGCCATTTTCGTCTGCCCAGATGGTACACATCGAAGCAGCGACTTGGTCATGGTCTTCAAGACCACGTTCTTTTAGCGATTTGCTAACAGTTGTTACACATTTCTTATAACTCATGTTCTATCTCCTGTCGCGTTTGCGGAGGGTTTGTTACCTCTATTTTGTTTTCTAGTGGATTCTTCTTTCTTATCTTCGTTCTTTCCACCAGATATGTTTACATTCTTATCACTCTTTTCTTGTTCAATAGGAGAAGCTTTAATATCTTCAGAAGTTTCCATATCTAATTCTGTAACTCCTTCAGGGTCTAATCCTCTCTCTTCTCTAACTTCACCGGGTGATAATACTCCTTCTGATAAATAAATCATATCAGTCTTAGCTTTAGTGAATGCGTCGTCAACATTAATTTGCCTGAATTTAAACTTTGCCTCTCCATTTTCTAATAGAGGCATTAGTTGTGCGTTCATAGCGGCTTCGACCATTGTTTGTAAATATCTTACATATGGTTCGAAAATAGGTCTTGCTTTGTCTGGGTCTGTCCACATAGTCTTTGGTACTTTCAAAGCCATGTGTATTTTATCCAATAAATCATCTGTATACTTTCCATATTCAAATGCTCGTTGTGTTCCTTGTAGTTCCTTTATAACAATATCATTTCCGTGTATAATATCTTCACCGGGTTCTAATGCGTTAAATGCATCAACTACTTCATTAATTTTATCTGGACCATAGGGCATATCGGGTAAACCACAAGAGATATCAAATCTAGATGTAGCATATTTATTTAATGCTGCACCTATATCTCTTTCTGCAAAGTCTTTTAAATCTACCAAATATAAAATTGGATGTATATCAGATAAGCCATACGCATAATCATCAAATGGGTTATTCTTTAATTCAATTATTTCATCTTCTTCGAATCTTACATTTTCTTTATCATCGCCTACATCTTGATAGTAGTACATGATTTGTCCATGTTCGTTTCTTTGAACATACATATTTTGACTAGAACGTAAAACAAGATTGTCTCCTGTCCATTCTAAATAACCTGTTCCAAAAATACGTGCGTTACGAATCCAATTGTACATTGTGTTTTCAATATTAATATCTCTAAACATCTCTTCAATTGTTTCTCGTAGGTCGTCATCCTCTGTTACAATATCATAACTATCTTTAACTGCGTAAAAACATGGTAAATCAACTAAACTTCTGACTAAAGGGTCTCCAAGGTATACATTCATGTAAGTACGTGGACTACCTATGTGGTCTTCATACTTTTTGAATTTCATACCATTTTGATTTTCGAGTTTAATTCTTCTAATGATACCCTCACCAAATGAGCGGGGTTCGTCTTCCTTTACTGGTGGATTACTTCCAATGGAAGCAAAGCGCCTTCTAATATTGTCTACGAATGACATGGCTATTTATAACTTACGATTGCCGAGTATATAAAGCTTATGGCAAAATATATATGATTATAGCTTAAAACCGAGTTTATTTAATCTTTTTGAACCTCTACGTGTAGTAAAAAGACCAGTTCCACTATATCCTCTAGCTTTTTCTTTTCTAATTAGAGCACGTGGTTTACTAGAACCTGCATTCGAACTTCCGAATGTACCACCAGATGGTAACATTGATAGTGTAGCATGTATACCTATTACACTACTATCACAAAAATCATCGTGCTTTCCTGAAGGTGCAGCTATCTTTTCTGTTTTATTAGCTACATCCATAGTATATTCTAAATCTATATGTTCTCTTAACCACTTATTGACTAACTTTGACGCATTTTGGTCCAAATTGTCTGGATTAGGAACTCTAACCCTACCTTGTTGTATAAAAGATTGATAGTCTCTGTACGCTTGTGTCTTAGTACCTTTTGGACCACCAGTAAAAACGAACGGTATAAAATGTATAGAAGCATTTATACACGCCATCCTAATGTCTTGCTCAATCGCACCACCAATACCAGTAGCATCAATGACAACACGACTTGCCCCAAGTTGGTGTGCAACGTCCATGATTCTCCTACGTTGATATGGAATGTCGTGGCCGCCAGTTCTAGCATTAATTTCTTCAATATATATAAGCCGTGCAATATTATCCTTTTCTCCCTTTTCCAACTGCCAACCAGTGATAACAGTAGAATTAACTGACTTACCAATGTCAACACCAACAGTAATAGGTAAATTGCTTTTTCCTCCTTCGGCCAATCTTTCGGCAGTAAGAACCTCATAGTCATCACAACACGCTTTAATTTTTTCTGGATTAAATACATTCGCTACACTTTCTACAAATTCACATTCGTACTCTGTCCTCCAGTAGATAGAATCTTCACCCCACTCTATCATTTTCTCTAGCATCTCTTCTTCAGTATAAGGAGCCGAATAGGCATCTCCTTTTTTCACTGCATCACGCCAACTAAAATGCATCCTCGTAAACGTTTCTGCATAGTTATCGTCATAAAGATAACGCCACATATGGTTGTCTTTTGACTTTGGTGTACCTAAATTTATGAACGGGGCCCTATTTGAAACTATCGCTGGTTCTACGTTATCTACAAACAAATTGTCGTCTATCAGTGGACTTTCGTCGACAATACAGAATGTAGGGTGCTGTCCACGAATGGCCTGCCCCTGATTACTTGGCGCTAATGGAGCACGCCTCATTACGGTCCCTCCTTTCATAGTAATGCTTGGTTTATTGTGGAACCTGTAATTATCTACTAAGCTATCTAAAACAGGGCTATCTGCCATGTGTCTATAAACATAATTAAAAATAAGTGCTGCTTGGTCTTCAGATGGAGCTAAAACAAATATTAAGTCTCTAAATCTCTTAAAGAACATATAAATAGTGACAGCGACTGATAGAGCATATGACTTTCCACTACCACGTGGAGCTAATATAGCAACTTTCTTTTGTCGGTCATCACTTCTTAAAGTTAATGTTTCTACTATTATCTCTTCTTGTAATGGTCTGAGTTTCAGTGGTTGTTGTTTTTGGTCAACTAAGTACGCTGCGCAGAACGCACGAACCAATTTTAACATTTTAGTCTTATCTTGTCTAACTCTTTCGAATATATTCTCTAAAGCTCTTGAATCATATGCGCTCTTTCCCGTCAGGGCTTTCTGTAGGTTCTTCATTTCCACTGTCATCTGTTAAATCTCCTAAAAAACTAGCGAAGTCCTCAGTTCTTTGTTCCGCCATAGATGGGACTTCTATATTCAACGCTCGGAACTCAGTATGTATGTCACGAACGATTGAATTTCTTTGGCGCAAGAGCTCTGTTCTGCGGTGTACATCCCGAAGATGTAAAGTAATTTCTTCCCACAGCACGTCTTCAAGAGCAAGATTGCGCGCCAGAAGACGGACAAGCTCTTTATGCCTAGCATATTCACTTTCTCCTACCCTCTGACGTAATCGCTCTTCGTATTCCTCGACGTTCAAAGTGATTTGCCTTCATCAAGGGCTGATTTGACTTTAGACTTAACTAATGCTGCAAGTTCGTCGTCTTTCTCATCCCATGCTGTTATCAATACATTTCGAACTAATGAGTCTTTTACATGCTTCTGAGCTGTTTCATCCAGCTTCTCGAAAGCTTTCATCTGTGCTTTTGTTAGATTTTTATCTAGCATATCCATTAATTCAGCTTCATTATTTTTTATATATTTAAAAACTAATTCTTTAACTGCTGGTACGGTATAGGCTACATAACCACCTAAACCTAATACTAAAGCGGCTAATGCCATAAGTAATGGGTCGTCCATTAAAGCGTCTAACATTCCAGATTCTTCTACAGTCTCGATGAGTGCAGTGAGATTACCGTCGTCGGTTGTCTCGTTGGTTGCAGTCTCATTGGCTGCTGTTTCATTGTTTGTATTATTCATATGTTGATATCTCCATATTGTCGGGTTGACCTCTTGGACACTTGCGTAAGCATCTCTGGAGCCTTGGCCCTAACGAGGTCGCCCTTAATAATTAGGACACCGGAGTATATAAAGGTTACCATTTAACTTTATTAGCCCAGTAAGCAGCAGACATCTTTCCCTTCTTAATGTTCTTAGCGTGGCGCGCTTTAAAACTCTTTCTTCGGGCTTTAGATTTTTTATCTGTTTTCTTACCGGCTGTACTAACTCCTTGTTGACCAAATCTAATAAGTTTAGTCTTACCACCTTCTTTAGCTACAACTACGTGTGACTTCTTAGGGTGGCTAGGGGTTCTTTTAGGTTTATTGTAACCTGATACTCCTGCTCTTGTTAATTTGGCATCCTTTTTCTTTTTAGGTGCCATTAATTACTTTTTCCTCTTATAAGTTCTTTTCTTAGCAGTTTTAGCTGCTCTTTTGAATTGTTTAGATGTTGGGCGCCCTTTAGCTCCTTTCTTCTTCATCTTTTCACCTGAACCTGCTTTAATGCGTTTTCTTTTAGCATGTATGTTGGCATACAGGCCTTTCTTCTTTTTTACTGCCATGTTTACTTATATTTATTTTTAGTGTGTTGTTTGGCACCTATATTTTTATGATGCCTGCTTCTTTCGCTTAACTCTACTTCTGTAACATCTCTTATTTGTTTAACAGCTGTTTTCTTAGAAATAGGTTTCTTTTCTAGTGCATGGGTTTTACCACCTTCATGACTAAAAACTTTAACACCTTTACCACTCTTACGAACAGTTAAGGTCTTATCAATATTCTCTTTGCGATTCTTTTTGTAGGGTGTACTAGCCATCTAATCACCTACAATGTGTTCTTCTTGTCACCAGCAACATAGTTCTTCTTATCATCTATAAAATCAGCGTTAGGTGTTGACATAACGTCACTACCGTCCATGTATATAGGTTTTGCTTTTGCAGCATCTGACATGTTTTGTTGAGCTTCTTTGTATGAGGTAATCGGTTGATGATGACCCATCATATCAATTTCTGCTTTGTCTGGTTTAGGGAAGTCTAGTTTCATATCGGGGTTGTTCTTGTGAAAGTGTTCCCCTTTTAATTCTGTATCTACCATAGTTTCTCCTTATAGGATTATATCCTTTAGTCCAATGTCTCCGTTGATGTGACCTAATACTTCAGTCTCTGGGACTGTCATCTTATATCGTTCACCATTTTTGACATTAAATCGTAATACTTCAACCATAGCTACTTCTACCTTTGCTTCTGGTTTTGGTTCTGCCTTTTTTGCAGTCTTTTTAGGCTCAGCCTTTTTTGCGGTTTGTTTCTTTTTAGCCATTACTTGCCTCCTTTATTTTCCATCTTATGTTCTTGTTCTTGTGCTTTAGATTCTATATCTTGGGCTTGTCTCTGAGCTGCGTCATTATAATCAATAACTGCTTGAGCCTTTACCTTATAGAATGCTGTTTTCTCTGCTTGTTCTTGTTTCCAAACATCTAGAGCATCTTTGATAATAAGTAGAGCTGGTCCACCTAGTATAGCTATCAAAGTAGTATACCCTTCAATTTGGTCTAGAACTGATGAGTCATTTAGTCCGCTGTGTATAACGAATCCTGCAAACCCAACCCACAGTAAAACTAAAGGCACTGCAATCATAAACATAAATATGTCGTTGAAAGTTACTCCTTCACCTTTTTCTTTACTCATTCTTGGTTTCTCCTGTTCTTTTGTTTTCGTTTGCACTACATTCGCTTTTGTTTTTGTAAGACCGTATACGAACCATCGAACAAAGTGCACAAGTACCGCGAAAGCATATGCAACTGATATTGCCGCCATTGCGACTGCTAATATCTCTAACACTTCTATCCATATACTTTTCACTCCTCCTCACCCTCGTAGTTTTCTTTAAAGTCATCATTAACTGCTTGTCTAATCATTGCTTTTAAGTCATCTACTTCTGATATAATTTTAGCTAGCATATTTGTAAGGATAAGCATTTCACGAGCTTTCACTCTACGTCCTCCTCACCTAGTGCTTCTAAAAGTTTTTTATACCTGTTCATTGTTCCTCCAGTGTTATATCGTCTACCCACCATGAGGTTACATACTCATATGTTCCATTCCTTCCCCAGTCTGCATAAAGGCTAGTATAGATTGTATACCAACCAGTATAGGGGTTTGTAAAATATTCTGGACCAGAACTTAACACATATTCGTTTGCTTCCCATCCAGTAACATTAAAAAAGTAATTGTTGTACATGTAACCATTCCATACTGTCTCGTTATCTTCTATCTTTATATGACCTACGTCATACCATACCACTACAGGTAAAGTATCTTGGTCACAATTAGTATCAATGTCTACAGTAATATTTAAAGAATTGTCTTCTCTAGAGAAGTTTCCATACTGCATACCATTGTAATAATAAGTTTGATTTGAAGTACAGTTGTATTCTTCGTACTCACAACTTCCATCATCTTCCTCAGCTCGGTCGTTGTAGTTCTGAGCCTCTACGTCCATACACCCATAAACTGTCTCGTTTGTCTGTGTCTCATTGTTATTTGTGTTGTTGTTAGGACTCCCACCGAGAAATTGACATCGCCCATTATCATGGGTAGCCTGTGGGTTATAATTGTCCGCATCCGGATTAGTACAACCATACACAACAGGAGGAGGGAATACACAACTACCATTATCAAAAGTTGCATCACTTTTATAATTTACAGCTGAAATGTCCATGCATCCACCCTTTGCGATGGGCTCTTCCTCTCCTCCAAAAATATCTTGTAATATGGCGACGTCTACAGTACCACTACCAAACATTGCTAAAATTAAGACTGTTAGAATAGAACCTAACTTTTTACCTAACTGAGTTTCCCCTAGTTTATCTCCTGCTTTACCAATGGTCTCAAAAAGACCTTCTTCTTCTTCGTCTGGTCTTCTACCTCCTATCCCTAATGCTTCACGTTCTTCATCAGAGATTACAGAGATAGCTCCATAATCATCGCGCGCCATGTATTATTTTACATGACGCTAGTATTTAA